CGTTCATGGGAGGTTGTTCAGTGTGCTTTTCGAGTGATCCGAGTATGGTTTTGGGTGTTTGTTTCATAGTCCGGGGATCACCGAGATCTACACACTGAATTTCGTCGGCAGCGTCAGTTGTGTATCAAAGACAGGCCACACAATTTCAACGATCAGGAAATGGCCAGACCAAGCAAGCCGACGGTGCTGAAAGATATAACCGGCGCTCACAAGAAAAATCCAAAGCGCAGACCGGCGAATGAGCCGCGCCCGCGCCTTGGAATCGGCCCGGCCTGCGCAAACCCTGCCACCACATTCGCTGCCGTTTGGGATGAGGTGGTTGCCATGGTATGCCCTGGCGTTCTCGGCAATAGCGACCGGCTGGCGCTGGAGGTTTTGTGTCACCTGATCATTCAGTTTCGCACCGATCCGCTGGAATTCCCGGCGATGAAGCTTTCGCGAATGGAGGCCATCATGGGCAAGTTCGGGATGACTCCAGCAGACCGCAGCAAGATCAAGATTCCAACCGATGAGCCAAGCGCGAAGCCGGAAGACGCCTACTTCTGACCCGGTTACAGCTTATGCAAAGGCCGTAAGCAGCGGCGAGATCATTGCGGGGCCGCACGTTCGGGATGCGTGCGCGCGCCATCTGCGCGACCTGAAAGAAGCGAAAAAGCGCGGCATCAAGTTCGACAAGGAAGCGGCGCAGCGGGCAATAAATTTTTGCCGCGACGTGCTGAAGCTGAACGGCGGCGACTTTGAGGGCGTCGCGTTCCATTTGCTGCCTTGGCAGTGCTTCATTTTCGGCTCGCTGTTTGGCTGGAAAGGTTCAGACGGTTATCGGCGGTTTCGCGTCGCGTACATCGAAACCGGCAAAGGTTCTGGCAAGTCGCCATTGGCCGCTGCGGTTGGGCTGTATGGCCTTATGGCCGACGGCGAGGCGCGCGCGGAAGTGTACGCGGCAGCTGCAAAACGCGACCAAGCAATGATTCTGTTTCGCGACGCAGTGGCCATGGTGGACCAATCGCCAGCGCTGAGGGAGCGCCTGACAAAATCCGGCACCGGCCAGAACACCTGGAACCTGGCCTACCTGAAAACTGGCAGCTTTTTCCGACCTATATCATCTGGAGACGGCCAGTCTGGGCCGCGCCCGCATGTCGTTTTGCTCGACGAAATCCACGAGCACAAGCGCAACGATATGGTGGAAATGATGCGCGCTGGCACGAAAGGCCGCAGGCAAGCGCTGATCTACATGATCACGAACAGCGGCACCGATAAAACATCCGTCTGCTGGGAATATCACGATTACGGCGCGAAGGTGTGCGCCGGCCAAGTGGAAGACGACTCATTTTTTAGCTACATCGCCGCGCTTGACGAGGGAGACGACCCGTTCAGGGACGAATCCTGCTGGGTGAAAGCAAACCCGTCGCTAGGTATCACAATTCCGCACAAGTATCTGCGCGAGCAGATCACCCAGGCGCGCGGGATGCCGTCGAAAGAATCGAAGGTCCGCCGGCTGAATTTCTGCCAGTGGGTTGAAGCATATTCGCCATGGATCAGCGGCGAGTTGTGGCTTCGCGCAAAATCAGAGCCTATCGATTTGCGCGGGCGTCGCTGCTGGGCTGGGCTGGATTTGTCCAGCACTACGGATTTGACATCGCTGCAGCTGTTATTTGAGCCAAACGAAACCGACGGATTCTGGCGGCTGAAGTCGTTTTTTTGGCTGCCTGCCGATGGGCTGCACGAAAAAGCCGACAAGGACAAGGTCCCGTACTTGGTGTGGGCTGATCGTGACTATCTGATGACGACAGAAGGCCCGGCAATAAACAAGCTGGCCATTCTGGAGACGCTGGCGCAGCTTGCGGCAACGTATGAAATCCAGTCCATTGCGTATGACCGCTGGCGGATTGAAGACCTGAAGTTGCTGATCAACCAGGAGGGGTACACGTTGCCTGAACTGGTCGGGTTCGGGCAGGGATTTAAGGACATGGCGCCAGCGGTTGACCAATTTGAAACACTGCTGATCAGCAATTCAATCAGGCACGAAGGCAACCCGGTGATGACATGGAACGCAGCAAACGCAGTGGTCGAAACTGACCCCGCTGGAAACCGAAAATTGTCAAAAAACAAGGCAACCGGGCGCATTGACGGCATTGTCGCGGCTGTTATGGCCGCCGGGCGCGCGATTCTTGAGCCGCCAAAAGAGAAATCATTCTGGGAGACCGCATAAGCATGGCCTGGTGGAAATTCTGGCAGCGTGAGAAGGCTGCAAATTCTCACGAATTGTTCAAGGAAATCTACGGCGGGCGCGTTTCTGTTGCCGGGAAAGCGGTTACTTACGATACGGCCATGCGCGTTGCGGTTGTGTTTGCGTGCTGTCGCGTTATCGCTGAAGGAATCGCGCAGGTTCCGTTAAAGCTGATGCTGGAGTCGATAGAAAATCAAAAGCGCAGCCGCTTGCCAGCGAAAAAGCACCCGCTTTATGACGTGCTCGCCGTGCGGCCCAATCAGTGGCAAACCTCGTTTGAGTTTCGCGAAACGCTGGGGCTTCATGTTGCGCTGGCAGGCCGATTCGTCGCGTATAAAAACGTGATCGGCGGCAAGGTTCGCGAGCTGATCCCGTTCGAACCTTCAAAGGTTCGCGTTTTGCGCCGAAATGACGGCGACCTGGAATATGAGGTTACAGGCAAGGACGGCGGCACGCAGATTTTTCCGGCCGCTGTTATCTGGCATGTCAAAGGGCCGTCATGGAACGCCATCGATGGCTTGGAAATTCTTGACCAGGCGCGCGACGCCATCGGGCTGTCTATCGCAACCGATGAAAGCGCCGCCAATCTGCATCGCAATGGAGTGCAGGCGTCTGGCACTTATTCTATCGAAGGCACGCTGACAGAAGCCCAGCATGCCGCCCTGACAAAGTGGATCACCGAACATTATCAGGGTTCAAAAAATGCAGGAAAGCCGCTTATTCTGGACCACGGCGCGAAGTGGCTCAGCTCACAAATGAGCAGCATCGATGCCCAGCACCTGGAAACGAGAAAGTACCAGATTGAGGAAGTCTGCCGGTTTTTCCGCGTCATGCCCATCATGGTGGGCTATTCGGACAAGGCCGCCACCTATGCTAGTGCCGAGCAAATGTTTTTGGCGCATGTGGTGCATTGTTTGAGTCCGTGGTATTCGCGCATTGAACAGTCCATCGATGCAAACTTGCTGACACCTCAAGAGCGGGCTGCAGGTTATTACTCTGATTTCATCGAGGAAGGCTTGTTGCGCGGTGACATGCGCACGACAGCCGAGGTTCTTTGCAAATACACAGAGCGCGGAATTTTGACCCGCAACGAAGCGCGCGAAAAACTCGACCAAAACCCGCTTGATGGACTCGACGAGCCACTTACTCCAGTTAATTTGATCGGCGACAACGCCAAGCCCGGAGATAATGACAATGCACAAAACTCGTGATTTTGCTTTCGAGCTGAAGTCGATCAATGACGACGGCACCTTTGAGGGTTACGGCTCCGTGTTCGGCGTCAAGGATTCATACGACGAAATTGTCGCTGCAGGCGCTTTTGCTGAATCGCTGACAGCGCACAAATCAAAGGGCACATTGCCGGCGCTGCTGTGGCAGCATCGCGGCGGCGAGCCGATTGGCGTTTACACCGGCATGGAAGAAGACAACATCGGTTTGAAAGTTCGCGGCCAGCTTGCGCTAAAAACCTCGCGCGGGGCTGAAGCCTATGAGCTGCTGAAAATGAAGGCAATCAGCGGCCTGAGCATCGGATTTGTCACTCGCGAAGACAACTATGATCGCGTGACCGGTATTCGCACGCTTAAAAAAGTCGATCTGTGGGAAGTGTCGCTGGTGACATTCCCGGCAAACGATGCCGCGCGCGTGCAGGGCGTGAAAAGCATAGAGCTGCTTGAAAGTTTGCGTGATGCAGAAATCCACCTGCGCGATGCTTGTGGAATGTCTCGCACGGAAGCCCGCGCGTTTATCGCTCGGGTTAAATGTCTCGGACAGCGCGACGCTGATGGGGACGCACTGAAAGCCCTTACTGATGCGATAAACCGCAGAGGTCAGGCGCTGGCGTAAAGCCAGACCCCATCCAAAACGGCCGCTGAAGCGGCTTTTTTAATGCCTGGAGAAAAATCATGGAACAAATCATTGAGCTGTCAAAAGTCATTCAAAAGCAGGGTGAAACCTGGGAAGAGTACAAGCGCACCAACGACGAATTGTTGAAGGCAAAAGCCGACGGCAAAGCGGTTGGTCTGCTGGAAGAGAAGCTGTCGAAAATCAGCGTCGCAATGGACGAGCTGTCCGAAATGAAGTCTCAGCTGGATGCGATGCTGGTGAAATTCAATCGCCCCGGCTTCGACACTACCGACAAGGCCGGCGCTGACGAGCTGCGCATGTTCAACATGCACATGGCCTCAGAGCACCAGCGCGCCGGGAAGTCCAAGCCCGCCGAGATGGATATGAAAACCTACGGACAGTATAAGTCCGGTTTCATGCGCATGGTGCGCGGCATCAAGTACGAGCACCTGGACGCCGACGAGCAGAAGGCGCTGTCTGCTGGTTCCGATCCTGATGGCGGCTACCTGCTGCCAGCCTCCACCGCCGGCCGTGTGGTTTCCAAGCTGTACGAGCAAAGCGCCATGCGCCAGATCGCTGACGTGCAGACCATCAGCACCCCGAAAATCAGCGGCATCGTGGACAACGACGAAGCGGATGCTGGCTGGGTTTCCGAGATTGGCACCCGCAACGAAACCGACGCGCCGCAGGTTGGCAAGTGGGAGATCGAAGCGTTTGAAATGTACGCTTCGCCGAAAGCCTCGCAAACCATTCTGGACGATTCTGTTATTGATGTTGAAGCGTGGCTGGCCGGAAAAGTGGCTGACAAGTTCGGGCGCGTTGAAGGCGCTGCATTCCTGACTGGAAATGGCGCCGGCAAGCCGCGCGGACTGACCAGTTACACGACTGCCGCCACTTCTGACGACACCCGCGCATGGGGTCAGTTTGAGCACATCAAGACCGGCGCAAATGGCGCGTTCCACACCACTAAGGCCGACCCGATTCAAGACCTGATCGGCGCGATGAAAAATCAGTACCTGCAGAATGCATCGTTCCTGATGCGTCGCGAAGTGCGTACCGCAATCCGCAAGCTGAAAGAAGCCACCAGTGACCGCTATCTGTGGGAACCGAGCCTGCAGGCCGGCCAGCCTGACATGCTGCTGGGTTACGCGGCTCGCGTTGATCAGTACATGCCGGCGCTTACCACTGGATCGCTGTCGCTGGCGTTCGGTGATTTCAAGCAGGCGTACATGATCGTTGACCGCATCGGCATCCGCACCCTGCGCGACCCGTTCACCAGCAAGCCCTACGTGGTGTTTTATAGCACCAAGCGTACCGGCGGCGGCGCTGTGAACTTCGAGGCCGTTAAGTTCCTGCAGTTCGCGGCCTGATCGTAATGGCGCCCTTCCGGGGGCGCCTTTTTACTTCCAAATTCTGGAGAAAACCATGAACAAAGATCTGGTGAACAACTTTGAATTGCGCCGCGCCATCAGCCCGGTTTCCGTTGCCGACAACACCGCGCAGGTTTCGCAGATTATCGATATGCAGGGCGTGAGCGCTGTCATGTTCGGCATTCTGATCGGATCGGTTGCCGACGCTGACACCACATTCACCGTGCTGGTGGAAGAGGGCGACGCCTCGAACCTTTCCGATGCTGCCGCCGTTGCTGATGCCGACCTGATCAGCACCGAAGCGCTGGCCGGCTTCCAGTTCGACGACGACAACGAAACCCGCAAAATTGGCTACAAGGGCAGCAAGCGATACATCCGTTTGACTATCACGCCAGCCAACAACGCATCAGCCGCGCTGATTGCTGCGTTTGCATTGTGTGCGCCTTCGCTGAAGCCCGCCGCTTAACCTGACGCGCTGAAAAAGCCTGCCAGAAGTGGCGGGCTTTTTTTGGGGATGCCATGAACCTGATTCAAATTGCACCGCCAGCGGCTTTGCCGGTCAGCCTGTCCGAGATCAAAGATCACTGCAACGAACTCAGCGGCGACCACGATTCAAAGCTGATAGGGTTTATTTTTGCTGCGGTCGCATCAGTTGAATCCTATCTGCGCCGGTCTCTGATCACGCAGACATGGGAAGCGCAGCTTGATCGATTTCACAAGTTCATCTACCTGCCGCGCGGCCCAGTGCAGTCCATTTCATCTCTGACCTACATTGACGGCGCTGGCGCAATCCAGACGCTGGCGGAAAATCAGTACACGCTTGACGCCAGTCACGAACCGCCGCGCATTTATTCGGCCTATGGCGTGACCTATCCGAGCGCTCGCAGCGTTCCTGCTGCTGTTCGCATTCGCTACGTTTCCGGCTACGGCAGCAAAAGCCACCAGATTCCAGAGCCAATCCGCCACGCAATCAAGATGATCGTGGCCGACCTGTTCAACAACCCAGAATCCTCGATCATGGATATTTCCAGGTCGGAAAACCCAGCGCTGCAGATGATGCTGGCGCCGTACAAATCACACGGCTACTTAACCAACTCCGAGGCGTAAACCATGGCAGACCTTACCATTACAGCAGCAAGCGTCGTCCCTCAATCCGGCGCAACAATTCGCAGCGCAACTGCAGCAGTTGCAATTACTGCCGGCCAGATTCTGTATCTGAATGCAAGCGGCCTGGCGGCGCTGGCAGATGCAAACGCTGTGGCCACGGCTGAAGTAGTCGGCATGGCAGTGTGTAACGCTGCCGCCGGCCAGACGGTTTCCTACATTGCCGCCGGCCCTTGTGCAATGGGCGCAATCCTGACGGCTGGCATCATCTACGTTCTGTCGTCAACTGCCGGCGGCTTGTGCCCAGCGGCTGACCTCAGCAGCACCGAATACACCAGCATTGTCGGAGTTGCATCGTCTACCAGCGTGCTTAACGTCAAGCTGAACAATTCCGGCGCGCTGATTGCCTGATGAACAATTACCGGCTTGATCGCAAGGTGGAAGTCAAAGCGATTTCCACCACGCGCAATGCGCTTGGCGAATCCATCGGCGGCCTTGTGCATTACGTGACGCGATTTGCAGAAGTGAAAGCCAAGCACGGAAGCGAGCGATTTTCCAGCGGCGCGGATCAGGCTTCAAAGCGCTGGAGCGTGCGCCTTCGGTATGACACGAAAACAGCCGCAATCAACGAAACGATGATTGTTGTTTATGAAGGCCGCCAGCTGCAGGTTGAATCCGTTCTGGACACCGCAGAGAGACACCGATGGATCGATCTTCAGTGCATCGAGCACAGTGCAGACAACGGCGGGCCTTGCCGTGGCTAAGATCGAAAATTTCAGCGTTGACCTTTCTGAAATGCGCGACGCAATCGAGCAGCTGGGAATTGCAATTGCTGTCGATGCCATGGCGCTCACAGCGAAAGAAGCAATGAAGCCAGTAAAGGACCAGATGCAGCGCGACGCGCACGAAGATACTGGAATCTTGCGCAGATCAATCGGGATGAGCACCAGGAAGGGCGGGCGGCAGAATAAAACATCGCTGGTGCGTTGCACTGTCGGGCCAATCCGAAAGACCGCGCAGGTATCCGGCAAAAAGAAAAACCTTGGCAGTAATCATCAAAAGGCCATTGCGCAGGAATACGGGAACATCAAATTCAAACAGGATGAATTCATCAGGAAGGCGCTCGACGACAACAAAGAGCGCGTTTTGAATGTTCTGGTCTACGACTTCAGGCGCAACCTGGAGCGCGTGAAAGGCAGAAAGGGGCGGGCATGATTGGCGCTGCAATTTCCGAGCTTCTGCAGGCGATTAACGGCGCGTGCGTCTATCCCGGCAAAGCTGCGGGCGCAAAATATCCGGTGATCATCTTTGCAATGTCGAGGCATGAGCGGTCGCTGAACATTGACTCTAACCAGTCTGCCGGCCAATCGCAGCGCACCAGCTACGACATTGACGTGCTGGCCAAAACATACACCGAAGGCGAACAGATTGCGCTGAACCTTGTGGCAGCCTATCACGGCTGGAGCGGCACTGCTGGCGGCGTTGACATATCGCTGATTCAGCTGCAGGCCGATGCGGTTGTCTATGAGGACGCGGAAAGCGTCTGGGCGTTTCCATTCAGCATGACGGTGCACCACTGATGTCAGCATACGGCGCAACCTTCTGGCGTTCGCTGGACGGCGTTTCTTTTCATCAAGTTTCAGGATTGATCGACATAACCCCGCCTGATCTTTCGCGCGGCACTGTCGATAACACAGAACCCGGCGCTGATTACGAAGAGAAGAAAGCCGGCAGCCGCAAGATCGGTGATGTGAACGCGCGATTCAGCGTTGAAAATAATCCACACGTCGCAGCCTTCATGGACGATTTCGAGAGCGACACCCCGCGCTGGTATCGAGTCGATTACGGCCGGAATCTTTCTGTCACATTTCGCGGGTTCGTCACAAAAGTGGCGGACGACGCGCCCATTGCAAACCGAATAACCAGACAAATAACCATTTCCATTACCGGCACGCCAGTGCTCAACAACAGAGGTGCATAACCATGGCCTACGGCTACGGCACAACTTTTTCACGCTCCACCGACAACACAACTTTCACGCAGGTGGCCGGCCTGGTTGATATTGAGCCGCCAGAAACCACGCGCGAAATTCAGGAAACAACGCTGATGGATAACAGCGACGGCGCGAATGGCACAAAAACCTTTCAGGGCGGCATGCGTGATAATGGCGAAATCTCGCTGACACTGCACTGGAACCCGGATGATGCCGGCCAGCAGGCATTGCGCGCCGATCTGGAAACTGACTCGCCACGGTATTACCGGATCACCTACCCTGACGCAACGACCATCAGCATGCGCGCCGTGCTCAGCTCGTGGGGTCAGGCTGTCCCGGTAGATAACCGGATCACACGCACCTGCAAATTCAAGGTTTCCGGCCCGATCACTGAGGTGACCTGATGAGCATTTTCAACCTGACACGCAAAACCGAGGTGGTGCCGGTTGGAGATGGCTCAGTTACTTTGACTGAGCCATCCGCGCTGGAGCGCATGGCCTATGGGGAGCACTTCTCTTCAGTGGGTTCTGACGAAAGGATCAGCCCATCAGAACTACTCCGCATTGATGTTGCAGCGCGGATAGGCCTTATCGTTGACTGCATGGCGTACGAACTGCGGGGGGTCGATAAGGACGCTATCCGCGCCGAGGTGGAGAACTTACCCCCACAGCCGCTGAACGCGCTTTCAGAGGCGGCAATGCGTCTTGCAGGCTTGCTGGCCGAACCAGGTCAGGATGATGCTGAAAAAAAATCACAGACCCCGGATCAATCCGAGCAATAGCGATTTGTCTGGGGCGCGAGTTCGGCAGGCCGGATTTCCTGCGCCTGCTTTCTGAATTGTCCTGCAGTGAATTTGACGCTTGGGTCAGTCACTTTTCTGAACACCTCTACACCTTCCAGCTTGGCGAAATCGGGATAGGCAGGATCTGCGCAACCGTGCAGGCCGCATCGGGCCGTTACAAAACGGTTGATGAAAACAAGCTTATTCCGAAAAAGCGAAAGCCAAAGTCCATCAAAGAGCAAATCCTAATCTGGAAAGCACTGGCCAATGAGCGATCAGAAAACGATAGCGAGCCTTGTCGCCCAGCTCAGCCTTGATAGCGCTCAGTTCCGTAAGGAGCTGGACGATACAAAGCGGCGCATGGGTGACCTTGATCGCAAAGCCAAGGAAACGCGCGATCGATTCAACAGCCTTGAACGCCAGATGAACGACAGCGCCGCCATGATCAAGGGCACGATGGTGACGGCCTTGGGCGCGCTGGGGGTTTCGCTGTCCGTTGGCAAGGTCATCGATTATTCCGAGAGTTGGACCACGCTGGATAACCGCCTGAAGTTGGTCAGCAAGACCAACGACCAGCTGCTGAAATCCCAGGCCGCCGTCATCCAGATTGCGAACGACGCGCGCGTGCCGATCAACTCAACGGCCGATCTGTACGCCAAGCTGACAAAGGCCGGCGAGACCCTTGGCCTGACCCAGCAGCGCGTGGGGGTAATCACCGAAACCATTGCGAAATCGCTGGCAATCAGCGGCGGTTCGGTGGAAAGCCAGAACGCCGCGATCATGCAGCTGAACCAGGCGCTGGCATCTGGCGTGTTGCGCGGCGAGGAATTCAATTCTATTTCCGAACAGGCCCCGCGGCTGCTGTACGCCATGGCTGATGCCCTGGGCGTCAACATTGGCGAGCTGCGGAACATGGCGCAGGACGGGCAGCTGACGGCCGAAGTCGTGGTGCAGGCGCTGGAAACGCAAAGCGCTGCAAA